CTTAGAACCATCATTGTCTATCACATTTGGTCCTAACAACAACTCATTCACAGTATCAGATTGGGGCGCATAATGACGAAGGTTTTAGCAAATTTCAGCGACTTAGTTACAACTACTCGCGCATCCCGAGGTACAGCTTTGAGGCATGTTAGATATGGTAGTGAGCTAATCATTAACGGTAATTTTGCCACTAATAGTGATTGGACGCTACAATCTGGCTGGAGTATTTTAAGTGGCCAGCTAAATTTAAACACTTCTGTTTCAGGTGCGGGTGTTAAGACCCGCGCAAATCAATCTGTAGCAACTGCTGTTAGTTCTGTTTACAAAGTACTAGTCACTGTTTCCGGTGCTACAAATCTAAGCGGAAATGAGGTTTTTATCAGCTTCGGCGACACTAACCTAGAATTGAACGACTCACAGAGCGTTACAACTAACGGCGTATATGAAACTGTAATTGTTGCCGATAGCACAGATACGTTATTACAAGCTAGGACAGGTTCACCAGTAAGCGGGGACGAATCACTTTCTATAGATAGTGTGTCAGTACGCGAGGTCATATTCGACAGGGCCACTGACCCATTGATCATATTTAACCACCCCCGCCACGTCCCGCGCATTGAGTATGACACGGCAGGCAATCTTTTGGGGCTGTTGGTTGAGGATGAGGGGACTAACTACTTAACTCAGTCTAATAATTTTGGAGGTTCACCCTACACTAGAGTAGCAGATGTTTCAGTTGCTACGTCTACTCTTGTTGCGCCTGATGGAACACTTACAGCTAGTAAAATTACTGGTACTAGTGGGTATATAATTGATACAAGTATAGGTTCAGAGGTTGGAGTAAAAACTATTTGGGCAAGGACAACGAGCGGCACAGGAACAGTAGCTCTTTTAGGATTTAACAGCTTTTCAAAATACCAGAAAACAATCACCCCTGAATGGCAACGATTTGACGCTTTGGCTGATGAAAACGAAACTGGCGGAGGTTCTTTTTATGCTGTTGACTTTAGGTTTGGAACTTTAGACGAGCTTCATATTTGGCAAGCTCAAGGGGAAGGTGGTCTAAAACCCACGTCTAATATCTTTACAACTGGCAACGCTGCAACAAGAGCCGCAGACATTGCGACAATTCCCTCTGGTACATTCCCCTACAACACGGAAGCAATCACGATACATATTACTGGCGACGTTAGCTATGTGGATAATGGCGCAACAGTAGAAACCGAGTTTTACGCTATGACTATTGACGCCAACAACAACTTAAACTGTGTGTTGAGGACTTCTAACGATAGAACAGGACAAGTTAGGGTTTTCCAAGAAGCTAGCAACGTAAGAGAACTGATCGAGACTGATAATGATTTCTTTTCACCCGCGCTTAATGTTCCGTATAATATTGTATCCGTTCACGAACCCAGAAGCGTACAGTTTTCTATTAATGGTAATCAAATACCTGCGGATACAACATCGACGGAGCTGCCAAATCTATTAGAGGCAGACATAGATTTGTTCCGCGTCGGCTGCGGCCACATCAAGACCTTCTCCATAATCCCACGCGCTATTTCACCAGCACAGCAAGTCGCACTCACATCATAGGAGTTCTAAAATGGACATTGAGACAACACCAGCACCACAGACGGACTTTTATTTACAGTTAGACAACGAGGCTGATATGCCGAGTGCGTTAGCTGCGTTTTACAAACAGGATTACACTACGGTCACTGATCCAGACACAGGTGAAACTAGCGATCAGGTCGAGGGCGACCCGTATTTAGTCCTGCACACTGCGGACTACGCTATCGACATAATTGGTATAATGTATGAACCAACAGGAAAGACCTTAGTTTCTAGCGATGGTTTTCAGTACGCAGAACAAGCTGCAATGGACGGCTGGCATATTAACATTAGGTTAATTAGTGATAATCGCCGGACTGACATCGAAGCAATAAATAATGCGTATGGCGTTGAAGTTAATACCCCCTCACGCGTCTGGGCATAAACAAGAACGATCGGAAAAATAAGATGGTAGATAATGCTAGGCTAGAGCGTATAGAAGACAAGATAGACTCGCTTGCGCAGGCGATGATAGATGTTGCTCGCCTAGAGGAGCGCACGCGTACTCTGTACGAGAATGATAAAAAACAAGACAGTGTAATTTTGTTGCACGCGAACAAAATAAGCGCCTTGGAGCAATCGGATACGATTAACGTGCATAAACTTCGTGTACGCGATAGGTTTACGTGGGTCGTAATTTCAGCGTTAGTAACCGTGGTTATAACAGTAGTAAGTGGAGCTAGGACGTGAATAAACTCTATGGGCATTTTAGTGACGTAAATACAGACGATTGGCGCTGGGCTTCGTTTGATCCGCAGGAAATTGCGTCCAAGGGCGAAGGCGAGCTACTGGTAAACAAAGCCGCGTTAGACAAGCTGCAGGAGCTGCGCGATCTAGTGGGAAAACCTATATACCTTACCTCTGCGTACCGGTCAGCGGCCCATAACAAACGCGTGGGCGGCGCAAAGTCTTCTAAACATATGTTGGCGGAAGCCTTTGACATCCAAACCAAGAACCATGATCCCCATGAATTAGAAGAGGCCGCACGTAAAGTCGGGTTTCTGGGGTTTGGATACTACGTAGACCAAGGGTTTCTGCATGTTGATATGGGGCCCGCACGTAGCTGGGGCAAACCATGGCCTAAGAAACGCGATAAAATTACTAAAAGTAAGACGGTCCGTGCGTCGGCAGTAGCGGTAGCATCAGGCACGGGGTCCGCGGTTACGGCAGTTTCATCGCTAGATAACAATGCGCAGTACATTGTTTTAGTTTTTGCCGGTATAGTTGTGCTGGCGGGATTATGGATTATGAAAGAGCGTATTAAGAAATGGGCGGAAGGAGATAGGTAGTGGACATTATCATATACATAGGTGGCATACTTGCTACCATAATTGGCATATTTTTAGCAGGGCAGCGAAAGGGAAAAGCAGATGTCGAAACAGAAATTGAGAACACTCGGAAGGCAACCCAAGGACGCATTACAGATGCGGTCATTAATTCTGGGACTAGTAGCGTGTCTTGGCGCGACAGGCTGCGTAAAATCAAGTGATGCTGCGTTCTGCGGCCCTGTTTTTATGGGAGCTATAGAGCGACACACTGTTGAGTTGAGTAGCCCCCTAACCCGCGATCCAGTCGGAGAAACCGGCACCGCAGTCGTCGAAGGCGTATTAGCTGGCTGCAATCTTAGGAAACTGTAATGGCAAAAGACCCGCGACTAGAACGTGTCGGCGTTAGTGGATTTAACAAGCCCAAGCGTACACCCAACCACCCGAAGAAATCACACGTAGTGGTTGCTAAAGAGGGTGAGAAGGTAAAGACTATTCGGTTTGGTGAGCAAGGTGCCAGTACAGCGGGCGCTGCTAAAGCTGGAGACTCTGACAAGATGAAAGCGAAGCGTAAGAGCTTCAAGGCTCGTCACGGTAAAAACATAGCCAAAGGCAAGATGTCTGCGGCGTATTGGGCAGACAAGGAGAAGTGGTGATGGCAGCTAAGAAGTCTACGGTTAACGCCGCAGGTAATTACACTAAGCCTACAATGCGCAAGAAACTGGTGTCCTCTATAAAAGCGGGCACTAAGGGCGGAGACGCGGGGCAGTGGTCTGCACGCAAAGCTCAAATGGTTGCGAAGCAATACAAAGCCAAAGGTGGGGGCTACAAGTAATGAAGAATGCTAGGCACTACAAAAATAGTGGGTCTTTGTATACAGGCAAGACCCACAAACACGCGGACGGTACTCTTATGACGGGCGCGGCTATGTCTAAGTCGTCTACTAAACTGTCTCACTATAAAGACCTAAGTAAAGCTGCGAAAGGTAAAGTCGATGGCGCTGGCAAAAAGTCAAAAAAGCCTTAAGAATTGGGGCAAAGAAGACTGGGGAACCAAGAGTGGCAAGAACTCCACACAGGGGTCAAAAGCCTCTGGCGAACGGTATCTACCCAAGAAAGCGCGAGACTCTTTGACGGATAAAGAGTATAATGCTACATCAGCGGCCAAGCGCAAAGGCAAAGCAGCCGGTAAGCAGAACGTGCCACAGCCGAAAAAGATAGCCAAAAAGACGGCTAAGTTCCGAAGTAAAAAGTAACCCGCCGGGTAAGGAGAAACCGTAATGGCCACTGTAGTCCCAGATTTATCTGAGTTGTTTGAAGAAGCATACGAACGTGCTGGCGTGGAGATGAAGTCTGGTTACGACCTAAAGACTATCCGCCGCAGTTTAAACTTACTCACACTGGAATGGCAGAACCGTGGACTAAACCTGTTTACTATCGAGGCGGGAAGCATACCGCTTGTGGCGGGAACCGCGACGTATACTATGCCTGCAGACACCATAGACCTAATAGAGCATAGCTTGCGTACGGGATCAGGGACTTCACAGCGCGACATATCTTTGCAGCGTGTTAGTGTTTCTACATACGCGCAACAATCCAGCAAGAATATGATGTCTCGTCCTACACAAGTATTTCTACAGCGCCTGCCAACGTCCGTCACTGTGACTGTGTGGCCCGTGCCAGACGCGTCTGAGCCCTATGTTATGTCATACTACCGCCTAAAGGGTATAGACGGCATAGACGGGGGCGTTGGGGGCGAAGTAACGTCCGTGCCACCTCGGTTTGTACCTGCACTCGTAGCAGGTTTGGCCTACATGATAGCGGTTAAAAAGCCAGAAGCTGTGTCTCGCGCTCCGTTGCTTAAAGCGGTATACGACGAGCAATTCACTCTCGCTGCAGGCGAAGACGAAGAGCGTGCATCCATCCGATTAGTGCCGGGACGATGACATGAAGGGCAGCAAAAACGCTTACGGTATATGTGACCGCACTGGGTTTAGGTACAAGCTAGACGATCTCGTATACGAGTCTGTAAACGGTACTCGCACAGGTCTTCGTATTGGTAAAAACGTTAGCGACAAAGATCACCCACAGAACTTTATTGGGCGTGTTAAAACGTCAGACGATCAATCCCTACGCGATCCTCGCCCAGACACGTCGCCCGGATCAGGACTTCACGGGTGGAATCCTGTTGGTAATGACGCGCAATTTATGGTTGGGTATGTTGGAACTGTTACGGTTAAAACGGAGTAAGTTAGATGAACTACACACAATTAACCGCCGCGGTTAAGTCATACACAGAAAATCTAGAAGCTACGTTTGTAGAAACGATACCGACGTTTATAAAACAAGCGGAGGAACGTATTATACGTAACCCGCAAGTTCGCATCATAGAACTGCATAAAAACGCAACCCTGACGCTATCTGCAGGAGACCGGTTTTTATCGCGCCCTGCGGACTTTATAGCCATGTCATCGGTAGCGGTCATTAGCGCGGCCGGTAAGTATTCTTTTGTGTACGACAAAGACACAAACTTTATACGAGAAGCGTATCCTGATCCTGCAGTTACCGGCGTACCTAAATACTATACCCAGTTTGAGGGCGACGTAGTTTCGCCTGCGTCTACCGGAAAGTTTATGTTCGGCCCAACGCCAAGCGCAAATTACTCGGTAGAGTTACATTACTACTATGACCCCGTATCCATAGTAGACGCTGGGTCTTCGTGGTTCGGGGATAACGCAGAGATGGCCCTGTTGTATGGCACACTTATCGAAGCCTACACGTTTATGAAGGGTGATGCGGATATCATGGCTGGATACGAAAAGAAGTACGCAGAGGGCATGGCTGGTTTAGGCGTGGTAGGCTTACGTACGCATAGAGACAACTATAAAGACGGTGAGTTATCCGTATAACTGGAGATTATAAATGCCTATAAACCAAACGCTGTGCACGTCCTTTAAGAAGGAGCTCATGGAGGGAGTACATGACTTTACGAGTGACACGTTTAAAATAGCCCTATACTCTAACGCTGCATCTATTGGCGCCGCGTCTACTGTTTATACCTCTACTGCAGAGGTTGTAGGGACGGGTTACGATGCTACGGGTAAAAGCCTAACCGTAAGCGGCGGGGCCGTGTCCGTATCAGGGACTACGGTTTTCGTGGACTTTGACGACGTACTGTGGGCAGAGTCGACAATAAGCGCCCAAGGTGCCCTTATATACAACAGCACTGCGCTAGGTAATCCTGCCGTGGCCGTTCTAGATTTTGGTATAACACGATCAACGTACGCGGAAACATTAACTGTTGCTTTCCCCAGTGCAAACGAAACGCAAGCTATTGTGCGTATATCTTAGCAAAGTGGACTACTGCATACGCGTGTGGTACAGTAAACATAACCGACAAACCGTAAGGATAGACTATGCCAACAACATTTACCCAGAACAACGGTTTGTCCAAGCCCGGTAACGGCGAAGGCAGCGGCACGTGGGGCAATACTGCAAACACAGTGTTTGACATAGTAGACCGCGCTATATCAGGTGTCGGGGCGCTGACTCTTAGCGGCACTACGACTACCTTGGCTACGAGCGACGGTATTCTATCCGACGGTAACTATAAAGTCCTTGTGTTAGGGGGATCACCCTCGGGCACAAACACTATATCCCTTACCCCGACTGACGCACAGAAAGTGTACATGGTCTTTAACAACACGGCACAATCAGTCGTGTTTAAGCAAGGTTCTGGGGGTACAGCCACAATCACCGCAGGGTCATCCGCTATGGTATACTCAGACGGAGGAGGCGCAAGCGGGGCTGTTTCTGACCTAACGGCTCAATTCCGCCTAAGTAGTGTGTACGCGAAGTTAACCGCAATCAACGCTTTAGCAGTTACAAACGGGAACTTTATCGTAGGTAATGGAAGCACGTGGATTGCTAATACACCCGTACAGGCCCTTGTAGCTCTGGGGGTTACATCCACCGCCGCGGAACTAAACAAAGTAGACGGGTTTACGGGAGTTGCGGCGGACCTTAATTACGCAAAAGACTTGCGTGCGACCAACGTTACCGACACCGAGTACAACTATCTCGACGGTGTAACATCTTCTATCCAAACGCAGGTTGACGCTAAGTCACCCACTAATAACCCCACGTTTACTGGCACAGTGACCACCCCCGTAATGAGTCTTGGGGACGGATTTACGATTAGTGCGGACGCGAATAACCTTATTATAAAAAAAGGTGCTACGGTTATCATGAATATATCGAAAGACGGTGCCATAGTTGCACGCTCCGATGTATCCGCGTTTGACACGACTATTTAATAAGGGAAAACACCATGGCGATACCATCATCAGGTAAGTTGACCCTCTCTAGTATTCAAACAGAGTTCGGGGGCAGTAACCCTACGAGCCTTAGTGAATACTATCGAGACGGCGGTTTAGTGACCGACAACAACACAGACGTGCCTACATCCGGTAAGATTAGCCTTGGTGATTTTTACGGCGCGTCAAATATATTCCGCTTTACAATTAGCTCTGACACTAAAGAGGCTAACATATCGGTACTTGCGCTCGCAGGTGGGTGGAGTGGTGCTGGTCCTGTAGAAGTAACTATAGCGTCAGGAGTATGGTGCTGGTCAGACGACACTAGCAAAGGCGGGATTATTATACCGTCAAGCATGACATCTACGGTACTCATTACGAACAATGGATACATCATCGGTCGCGGTGGAAATGGGGGAGCAGGCCCGTTGGTAAATGGGGCGGCAAACGACGGACTACCCGGAGGTCCGGCTATACAGTTATCCAACTCGGGAACTACGATAATTAATAACGTATCTTCGTACATAGCGGGTGGCGGTGGGGGCGGCGCAGGCGGAACAACTAACACCACGGATGCTTCCGGTGGTGGTGGTGGTGCAGGAGGCGGAACCGGCGGTGCAAGTGGAAATAGTAATTTTGGGACTACGCCTGTAGCCGGGGGCGCCGGTGGAGCTATAGGAGTAGCGGGTGATAACTCGGCTGCTAACGGGCAGAACACAGGTGGACTTGGCGGCGAAGCGGGCGGTTCTGGTGCAGGACGCCAGCAAAACGACTCGTCTAACCGAGATGGCATATCCGGCGGCGGTGGCGGCGGTCGCGTATTGCTCGGAAATGCGGTAAACGCAAGATATCCTAGTGGTAGTGGTGCGGACAGCCCCGGAGGATTTGGCGGCGCGTACAATCAAAACGGAGGCGCGAACAATAGGCAAATAGCGTCTAATCCGGGCCAAGACTATGGCAGTCTTTCTACGCAACCGTCAGGCGGTGGGGGAGGCTGGGCTATGTCTGGAGGCGACAATACCGCGGGTCATGACGGCGGAGACGGCGGTGCGGCAATATCGGGCAGCAAAGCCGGACTTACCAACAACGGTACAATTTTTGGAGCCACATAATGCCACTGCAGAAATTACAATTTACGCCGGGTATTAATAGAGAGTCTACGGATTACGCTAACTCCGGTGGTTGGTATCACAGTAGCCTTATACGTTTTCGTAAAGGATTTCCCGAAACTATTGGAGGGTGGGCAAGACTATCTAACCTGCCGTTGCTAGGTTCGTGCAGATTTTTAAAAGCGTGGTCGGCGCTAGACGGCACGTCACTATTGGGCGCGGGCACGCATTTAAAACTTTACATAGTAATCGGCGGAGACCCCGTAGATATAACGCCTTTGCGGACTACAACCAGCGCAGGGGATGTGACTTTTTCAGCTACAAACGGTTCAAACGTTTTAACAGTGTCTGATACGTCTCACGGGTTATCGGTTAACAACTTCGTAACTTTTTCGGGGGCTAGTAGTTTAGGAGGTGTAGTAACTGCAGCCGTCTTAAACGCAGAATATCAAGTAGCATCTATAACCAACGCGGGGGTCTATACCGTGGTTATGGCAGTAACAGCTAACGGATCAGACAACTCCAACGGGGGCTCAAGCACCGTGGGCGCTTATCAGATACCCGTAGGTATAGACAATTCGGTAAATGGTACTGGGTGGGGCGCAGGCGCGTGGAACGAAAACCCTTGGGGTGGTCCAGCGGACACAACTGTGGCGGGGGACCGTTTGCGACTGTGGACTATGGACAACTGGGGTGAAGACTTAATAGCTGCGGTCCGCGATGGAGGCGTATATTATTGGAACCGAAGCGCAGGCTTTTCCGCCCGCGCTGTAGCATTAAGTGATTTAGCGGGGGCGTCTTCTCCACCTGTTGTCGCTGTTTCTGTGCTTGTGTCTGAGAAAGACCGCCACGTCATAGCGTTTGGGTGCGATCCCGAGGGTAACTCGACTACACAAGACCCTATGCTAATACGTTTTTCTGCCACTGAAAGCCTTACTGAGTGGAACACAACTGCGGAGAATACCGCGGGTAGCTTGCGCTTGGACTCGGGTAGCTCGATCGTAACTGCAGTGCAAACGCGCCAACAAATATTTATCCTTACCGACTCTGCCGCATACACTATGCAGTTTATTGGGGCGCCATTTACGTTTGGCACTACAGAGATATCGGTGGGTACGTCAGTCATATCCAGCAACGCGGCCATACCGGTGCAAGATACTGTCTACTGGATGGGCGACGGATTGTTCTATAAGTTTGACGGTATTGTATCCGTTATACCGTGCTCGGTAGACGAGTATGTATTTAGTGATCTAAATTACGACCAGCTGTCAAAAGTAGTATCCGGTGCAAACGCTGCAGACGGTGAAGTATGGTGGTTCTATCCATCCGAAGGCGTGGATAACGTAAACAGGTACGTGATATACAATTACCAGCAAGACATATGGTATTACGGTGATCTCGCACGCACTGCGTGGGTCGACCGTTCTATAGAAACTTACCCGTTAGCGGCTGCACAAGACGGGCATATATACTTTCAAGAGTTTGGACTAGACAACGGCGAGTTTAATCCGCCCACTGGACTAAACTCATTTATCGAGTCAAGTCCATTCGAGATAGGCGCGGGGGATAAATTCGCATTTGCGTCACGTATCATACCCGATCTAACGTTTAGAAACTCTACAGCCCCCGCCCCAAAGGTTATATTTACCACAAAGGCGCTGCAGTTTCCGGGCGGTAATTATTACGGTGCGGACGAAGAAACTGTAACGGGAACCGCGGCACTGCCTATAGAGCAATTTACTAACCAGCTATACGTACGACTACGCGGGAGGGGGATGTCCATGCGTGTAGAATCTGATATGGCGGGGGTTTCATGGAGATTGGGGAGCCCACGAATAGAATTACGTACGGATGGAGGTAGATAATGGGCAACTCAACGCCGATCCCGTTCTTTCCTGTACCCCCTACCGTTTATTCAGCGAGATATATGTCCGAAATAACACGGGCGTTTTCGTTATACACGACTCAGCAGCTTGCTAACGTCTCCCTAGCGGCCCTAGTAGCGCAGATACGCAACACTAACGCGATATCCAATCTAAATGCTACTTCGACGTTTACTGATGTAGTTATAGACGGAGAACAAGATCAACTAGACAGTGGGTTTACTAACGGTACTACTGGCATTGTATGCGGGTTTACCGGTCGGGTAAAATGCACAGTGCACATAGATTATTCGTCTTCTGTGGGCCGCGCTAGTGTGCATTTAGGCGTTGCTGTTGACGGGGTAACACAGCCAATATTAGGAAAAGGCGGGTACATAAGAAGCGCAAGCGGGCACAACGATGCCACCGCCACATCAACGCAATACATACAAGTTACCAGCGGTGATGAAGTTACCCTGCAAACAAAGCAGGGCGCATCTGGTGGTACTTGTGCGGGAACGGCGGGAAAATGTATGTTACTTATGGAGCGATGGGCGTAGTAAAGTCTACCCGACATAACTTGCAGGTAGCTAAAAACTTAAAATATGTGTAATGTGCATCAACAATGACGTAGGAGATTAACCGTGGGATACTTAGCAGACGCAGCGCGAGGAATAGAGTCTATCGGCAGTGGTATTAGAAATACTGTTCGAGACGTATTTGGCGGGTCGCAAAGAAGCAACGCTAACATTAGAGGCGAAACGCCCACGAAGTCTCTTCGCCCTCGTGCACGGCCGAGCGATCTAAATAGCGGCATCGCATCTATCTCCAATAACAATAATATTAGAAGCCGTAGGGACCGCAACGACAATGATACGCGTAGTGCCCCCGTACCAGAAAACGTAGAACCTACGTATGCGTCACGGGCCGCAGAAGGCAGCTTCGTGCAACCGTTAAACCCTAATTATGATCCATCCGATCCTATGTCGCAACGATACGCAAGCCGCCCGTCATACGAGGCGCTGGTTAAATACCGAGACGACCTTAAGAAACCGGCTTCAAAGATGGCCGAGGGCGGTGCAGTAGGTGAAAAAGAACAAGTTATAGATGCAGCTGTAGCCGCTATCACAGGGCAACTTACCGGAGAAGAGGCGGCCGTAGCACTCGCTATGTTCGTTGAGTCCTATGGAGAACAAGAGCTTGAGAAACTCGTAGCCGCAGCGCAATCCAAAACGCAAGGTGGCGAAGTAGAGGGTCCGGGCACAGGGAAGAGTGACGACGTAGACGCTGCAGTAGGTGAAAAGCCATACAAGCTGTCTAACGGAGAATACATTATGCCTATCGAGGCGGTTAAAGCGGTTGGCGGCGGTGATCACGCTAAAGGCATCGAAGAGTTAGACCGTATCAGGGAAATGGCCCAGTCAAGCCGTCCGCGTCAAGGGTCTATGGACCCAAGCGCCGCATGACCGACGTAGCTAGAATGACTCCAGTGCCTCCCGCGTACTTAGACGCAGTGTGGCGAGATATACTTCCGTTCGTTACGGCCGCGGTTGCTACATCAGCGGGAGCGTTTACGGCGTCAAGCGTATATAAAGATGCGAAAAGCGGTTTCCACACTGTCTGGATTATTGTGTCGGATGATGTTATACAGCTCATGTTAACTACTAGGATCGTGCAATACCCCGAGAAACGCGCACTAATAGTGGATTGGGTCGGCGGCGGCGACTTACGCAATGTCTTGGAAACAGGACTAGACACGCTAAAAGATTATGCGCGAGACAACTCTTGTACGGAAATTGAGGGTAGCGGTCGCAAAGGTTGGGAAAAGTGGTTAGCGCCGCATGGGTGGACACACCAGCATGTAGCATACAAGTTGGAGATAGACGATGAAAAATAGTACCTACGAGACCACATCACAAACGGAAAACAAACTTCCTGAGTGGGCCGCGCCGTACTTCGAGAGAAACATTGCGCAAGCAGAAGCTGCGTACGGTACTGAGTATCAGGGGTACGGAGGCGATAGAATTGCTGGACCCGGCACTGATACCATGGGTGCACGAGACATGGCGAGAGATATAGCGGGAAACCCTATTGGCGGTATGGAAGAGGCCCAACAGTTTTTAACTTCGGGGTTAGAGACCACTGGACAGCTAGGCCAGTACGATCCATCGGGGTTTTCGGAGTATGGGTTCGATCCTGCACGTCAGTTTAACGGTGCCGAAGCCCAGAGCTATATGAGCCCGTATCAACAGAACGTAACCGACGTTAACAAAGCGCAAGCATTCCAAGACTTTCAGCGCCTGCAGGGTGGCAGAGATGCCAGTGCAGTAGCTGCAGGTGCATTTGGAGGCTCGCGACAGGGCGTCGTGCAAGGTATGGCCGAGCAAGACTTGATGACGCAGCTAGGTCGCATACAAGCGGAAGGTTCTCAAAACGCGTTTAATAACGCGCAAAGTCAGTTTAACGCGGATCGTGGTGCGCAGTTCGGTACACAACAAGCACAAGCTGGTGAGATGGGCCGTGCACAATCAGGCAACGCAGGAGAAAGTCAGTTCGGTGCAGGCCAAGGTCTCGCTGCATTGCAGACAGGCGCACAATTTGCTGGTGGTCTTACCGACGTTGGCCAGCTGCAGCGTCAGGGACAGATACAGAACGCGCAGTTGCTTGAGGGCGTTGGCGGCGCGATTACTGCCGAGCAGCAAGCAGAGAACGATCTAAACTATAATAACTTTATGGAAGAGCAGAACTTTACGCGTAACCAAGTAGGGGGAATGACCAATGTTCTTAACGGTCAACCTGTATCACCTACGGGTAGTTCTAGTACCGTAGGAACTCAACCCGGCCCAAGCCCGCTTCAACAAATTGGCGGTGCGGGTCTAGGCGCAGTCGGTCTATATAAGGCATTCCAGTAATGAGCATTAACATCTTTAAAGCGCAAGACATGCTTAAAAATATGTCTAAGCAACAGTTGGTAACGGAAGCACAGAACCCTACGGGGTCCGCTCCTGCATTTATGGTTCACGCACGTTTGGCGGAAATAGGCGAGCAAGAAAAAGAAGCGCAACGTGCCTCTAGCGAACAGGACACTACGACTGTAGCGCAAGACGTTGTTCAAGGTGCAGGCGTTGGCGGTCTTGGGTCTATGACGCAAGCGTTTAATCCACGTGCAAAAGACTCGTCAAACAACGGCGCGTTTGATCCCCGCACGGTGCCCGACAACACTGGTCGCCAGCAAGCGCCCGTAGGTATGAAGAACGGTGGCGAGGTCGGCGCTGATGCGTACATGAAGAATGGCGGCATGGTCGGCAAGCCTACGTATATGGCGGAAGGAGGCGAGGTAAAAAAGGAATTTAGTGAAATGTCTCCTGCGGAGCGTTTAGCTATGGATCGAGACTTTATGATCCGACATATGCGCAACCCCGAAAGCGACCCTGCCGATACGGATAGACTTTTAAAGAAATTCAGTAGGGTGTACGGCGAAGATGAGCTTAATAACCTTACGGGGTCCGTTTCTCCGCAATCACTTCAAAACGTGCAGCCTATGGGTCAACCCTCAATAGCAGACATTGACGTGCGTATGCCTACGCGTACAAACGGACTAGGTGGGCTAGACGCTATGCGCGGTGCTCCTACGCAGCCTGTGGCTCCCGCATCGGGCGGCGGACTAGACGCTATTATGGCGGGTCTAGACAATGTTGTGTCCTCTACTAAGAAACCTGCAGTTGACGCTTACCCCCGCGGAACTATGGTTGACGGTACGTTCTACAACTTAATGCCTGATAACGAGGTGCTAAACGCTCGTACCGGTGAAGTAGTATCACCTGCAGTCGCAAGCGTAGTTCGTGCTAAATTAAACCCTGTCATGCCAAGTGGCCCAGAATTAGGCTCTGGTGTGAACCCGTCATACGTAGAGGGGCAAACGCTAAATCCAAGTTTTGACGGTGTAAATCCGTCATACGACGAAAACCAAGTAGTCGGTCCTCCTATGTCTGGCGCCGAATTAATAAATCGCTACCCAGAACGCGGCGTAGGTACTTCCCCCCTCCCTGTTATGCGTCCTGACGATAGCAATATTACCCAGAACGGTGCGTACTCCCGTAGGACCGTAATGGACGCGCAAGAGGAAGCGCAACGTAACATAGACAACCCCCCGCAATCTCCGGGCTTCGGCGGATTAGTAGAACGCCGCGACCAGATAGCGGCGGGCCTTGCATCCATCCCGTCTCGCATAGGTGATGGCCTTAAAAACGATGCGCAGATCGTAAAAGATTTTGGCCAAGGCATAGTTGCTGCCGGTTCTAACTTTGTAGACGCACGTAAGAATGATCTTAGGGATGACGCGTCGCGAGCAAAAGATATTGGCCAAGGCATAGTTGCCGGACTTAAAAACGATGTGGGGATAATAAAAGATTTTGGCATCGGCATAGGTGATGGCCTTAAAAACGATGCGGGGATAATAACAGATTTTGGACAAGCCCGTGTGGATGACATTAAAAACGATTCGGCACTAGTAAAAGATTATTTTTCGGGTTTAGAAGTCGAGGAGACTACTTTCGCTGAACAGAGAGCCATTCTCGTTTCGAGGCTAAATGACCCAGAAATAACTCCGGGCATGAAAACCATGATACAGAACAGCATAGATAGTATAGACACAAGAACAACCCGCGGTATCGCGCTAGACAACGCGGTAAATAAGGTAGCGGACGGTGTAAATTATTTAGGCGACGGGGCGCGTAACCTCGTTGCGACGGGACTTGGGGCGTTTGGCGATACTGGTATGAATCTAGGCGCTGACATCTTAGATGGTATTCCTGAGAGCCGCGAGCCGTTTATACCAAAACGAGAAGCCCCTATCCCTGTACTGAGTGCAGAGACGGATAACCCCGACTCCGATGTTAACGGTGCTCCTGTAGTGCAGCCCCTACAAGACGGAACTCTACCTGCCGACCTGCTACCACCTACAGTTACCGACACCGTACGTGCGGCACCCAACAGGCGCACTGCAGGTCAAGGCCAAGGCGGAATAGCGTCAACGCCAAGCGGACCAAGTGTAGCATCGGAAGCGGTGTTGGCAGAAGCCATGGCCGAAAAAGAGGCAGGTGCATCCAAAGCCAAATGGCTAATGCTTGCCGAGATTGGCGCTGGAATGTTGGGGTCTACTAAACCGGGCTTTGCAGGTACAGGCGACGCAGTAAGCGCAGGTCTAGCTTCGTACAACGCGTCAGAAGAAATGCGCAAAGCCGAAGAACGTAACGATGCAGCTATGACTGAGGACAAACGACGTTACGAACAGAACCGTAAAGATGCGTTCCAGTTAGCGTCTATGAAACGATCAGGAGCTAGTGCTAAACCTATGGCCGCTTCGCAATACAAGGCGTATGTAGACCAGAGAGACGCGGCGCAAGAAAGGCTATCGTCCCTTCCCGGACTTGACGAGCCCGGTGCTTTCAGTTCATTTTTCTTCGGCTCTGAGGCCACCGATCCTATACCAGACGAGCGCACTGATTTGACAAATGAGGTCAAGCGGCTAAACCAGATTATAGCTATGGCAGATATGCGGTTCACACCTCGGGGTATAGCGTCTGTAGAGAGCGACTTAAATATTAACGTTCAGTAAGTAACGGGAGGCTTATTATGGCCACAATACCTATAAGAAGTGACAAAACCGGACGTACGTACAACATTACTATCGCTGGAGATCAACCAACTGCCGAAGAACAGGCACGCGCAACCGCTGCTATACAACAGCGTGACGCTGATTTTGCAACGCAATATGAAGAGCAATTTGGTCGGCCTCTCGGGTATGACGACGGCACTGCATTTGATCGTGGTATAGATAAAGGCAAGACTAGCGGATACTCGGCTCTAGGGGTCGCGGCAGAGACTGCGGGTCAGGTAACAGGGTTTGACGGGTTAGCGGGCCTTGGTGCCAGAATGCAAGGACAAGCCCGTGCAGAGCAAATACGTGAGAATGTAAACTTACCGCAGAACACTTCGTTTTCTGACGCCGAAGGTGTTGGCGAGTTCTTTACTGCATTAGGAGAAGTAGGCGGGCAGACGGCTCCAGAGATGACCGCGACTATAGGCTCTATGCTCGTGGGTACTGCCGCAGGCGGACCGGTAGGTGGTTTAGCTGCAGGTGCAGCGACTGCGCTTCCGTTGTTCTTTGGGCGCAACGTAGAGTTACAGCGATCCGAAGTTGCGTCGGGACGAAAAGAGGAAGTAGATTTATGGGACGCGTTCTTATCTGCGGGTGGACAGGCCGCGCTTAACGTAATCGGTGATAAATTACTTGTCGGTAGGTTGGCTAGTTCTAGCGGCGGCATATTCTCTCGTGCATCCAAGGGCTTCGTCCAAGGTGCGGCGACTGAGATACCTACGGAGATTGGACAGCAAGTTCTAGAGAGACTGCAGGCTGGTTTGCCTTTAGATGACGACAACGCTATAGCGCAGTACAAGGAAGTAGCTATTGGCGCCGGTCTAATCGGCGGTACAGTCGGTGGAGTTACCGGACCATTTAAACGTACGGGAGACGCGCCAGCAACTGCACCACCCGCAGTAGAGGAAGTAGACTCCGTAACCGTCGAAAACCCAGACCTAGCTACTATTACAGATGAAGACATGGCAGCTGTAGAGGGCGAATTTATTGGGCCGCAAGAGTCGGGTTTGTCGACCGCATTAAACACAAAAGGCAGCGAAGATTTACTAACGTCGCTTGGAATACCGTCTCAATTAACGGTATCAAAAAAGATAAAAAAGTTAGACTTGGACGATCCAACTGTTCTTAGTACCCTCGCAGCGTGGAGTGAAACCCCCTTTGCAAATAAAAAGAACCCTAAAGCCGTTGCAGCGACTAAAAAGTATATCACAGACAAGACAGCTACAGATGCCGTAGACGCAGCTGACGTAAACACAGCTGACGTAGACGCCGTAGAAGTAACCGACGTAGATGCCGTAGACGAAGCTCCCGTGGACGACGTAGAAGTAGCGGAGGAAGTAGCTCCTGTAGAAGTAGCGGAGGAAGTAGCTCCTGTAGAAGTAACCGAGGCAGCAAACGAAGAGGCAGCAAATAATGCAACTAGACCTAACGAACAAGCAACTGGAGAAGGCGCTACTTCTAGTGAGCTTGATACCAAAGAATCAGAAAACGTCAGTACCAAAGAAGGTGCCGCCCCAGCTGAGTCACTTAACACCGGAGGAGTGGGAAGTGGTGTCTTGGATACTGGAGGAGTTACACGAACAGCAAAGCCGACAGCCGATACAGTAGATGGGCCCACTGCTGCACCAAACCCAAGCGTCTTAAACCGGAACGCTGCGCCCGGTGCAGAGAGCGGAGCTGCGGGTCAAACTATTCCGCCGTCCATGTCTGGTCTAGGCCCCCAAGAGCGTGCACTTGTTGCCGAGCAAAACAAACTTAGGGCGCGTCTAGCATCCGCAAAAGACGCTGGTGCGGCAGCGAAAGAGCAAGGTATAACTTTGAGTGCGTTGCAGTCCGCCGACAGGCTACGCGTCAACAAGATTAAGTTTACTGACCTTCCTAACGCCACGAAGGCGAGAAAAAAGAAAGCACTAGACGATGCGGCTTTGTCTAGTGCACCAACGCAAGCATCTGAAAACTATAAGGCGGCTCGACAAGACGCAGCGGATACGTTTGCGGCAAACGCGTCCCCGCAGCTAAAGAGTGAAGAGCGCCTGTATGCAGGTGACTATGGCGACACCACAGACGTACTGACTGCTAGTGATTACAAGGCGGTAAAGTCGCTATTGGCTACGCCTAATAACCAGCTAAAAAACGCTAAGGGGGACACCGCCGCTACCAAGAAGAATAAAGAAGCTGCCAAAAGCGCGAAGAACTTCTTCTCTAAGAACTCTGACCCAATGAAAACCCTTGTGCAAATAGGATACTCAATAGACGCCAACGAGTCGGACACAATTCGTAGTGGCGGTGATCAAGACGCGGTGCCTGAGTATTTCCAAGGTACAGGTCGGATCGCAGGTATGCGTGCTGCCCAGTGGGTAGCCGATAATATGAACAATGCGTCAACTGAGTACGTTCTCGGTGTAGCCGAAGAGATGTCTACTGAGGCCGCGATTACCGCTAATGACACCTACCGTCAGAGCGTAAGCAACGTAGCGGACCGGACGGCGCTAGAAGCCGAACGGGAAGCCTTACGTACGTTGCTTGCTGGTGAAGAGATAGACAACCTGACGTTCGACGATCGCATGAAATTGCTAGATAAAAAAGCGAAAGCTATGCGAACCGTGTTGGGTATTAGCCCATCAAGCAAGCAGATGTTCGCTCTATCTAGCGACGCAGGCCCTTCATTAGTAAGCGCATTGCGTGCGGGTGACATGGTAGCCGCCCTAGAGGCCATACAGTTTACGTCCCCATCCCGTACACTTAAGGTATTAGCTAGAAACCTTATCCCATACATGGACGGAGTTACTGTAGGTGTATACAACCGTACGGGCCGAATAGTAAATCCTGACGGGTCTCGTAACCCCCTTATAGCAAAACTTAACGACGGTAGGTTTGTTGAAGTAGACGCTACGTACGACCCTGATACGCACTCCATAGCCCTCGCAGACAACGGTATAGGATTAAATGTCAAGAACATACTACATGAAGCACTGCACGCGGCCACGGTACAGGAATTAAACAACTCCAACAGTCCGTTTACCCGTAAGATCAAAGTTCTTATGGACCGCATGAACGCGCAATATCCCGCGAACAGTGTAGGCGAAGCTGATAGCCTGCTGCGCAGTGACTATAACTATGGTATGTCCAACGTGTATGAGTTCGTAACCAACGGACTGACAAACGATAACTTCTTAAACGCGCTAGATCGTGTACCGTACGTGGAGACAGTAGTTAACGTAGACGGCACCACCGATAAGTCTGTTATGACTCTGCGGGATAGGTTCGTTAAACTGTTTCGTGACTTCGTGGCTAAAATATTAAGGCGCAAGACCGAAGCTGTAACTCCTGATGACAGGTCGATAGCCGACGAACTAAGTGAGTTAACTAACGCACTACTGACTACGCCCGGCGCACTTGTTAACACGAGCCCCCTGTACGGTGCAGCGACTAACCCAATCGGTGCCATGGGTGCACTAAACGGGCTTTCAGCACGCGTGGTAGACGCAACCGAGGCCAACGTAAAAGACGCGTTTGACTCGTTCTCGTTCCTTAACACATCAAGTGCCGTAAAAGAGTTCGTGGCCAACGCCGCGATACCGATGCGCAATATGGTAGACTATGCCAAGCCGTTTTTCGGTGACTTGGCCACGCAAGTGTACAACATTGTAACGCAGCACAACGCAGCTATTAAGCGTATGAACGACACAAACCGTGAAACTATTGACCAAGTAGCGAAGTATCTAAAAGACTTCCCTGCGGACGTGGGTACGTTTAATGATATGGCGTTCCAAGCCAGTCAAAGAAGTATCGACCCAAGGAAACCACGGTCTCACTACGAAAACCACACACTTCGCTATTGGACCATGCACCCTGACGGCAGGCCGAAAGAACCTGTGGTTGAGGTGTTTACAGGTGATCCGCTTACTGCATCAAAGCGCAGAAATGCCAGACTTCGCCAGCTAAACGCGGACCCAATACCGAACTCACGTGGTCGCGCTGCCATACAAAACACGCCCGACAACTCTGACACGTTTGCTACGTACCTAGAACTTCGCGGTCTCTTAGACCAGCTTAACGCCAACAGTAACGGGGAAGCAGGCAGATCGTACGGTCGTATGCTGGGGATGTATAAGAACATGCACTCTGAGGCGGCGCGTGTGTTTAAGGCACGTATTGGCGCAATGCTGCCCGGAAACGAGTCGTTGCAGCGTGCTATCTACCGAGACATATTCGATAAGATGTTTACCATGAATATGCTGGAAGCCTACCTACCACTGCAACGTATTGGTGACTTCTGGCTGTCGTACACCGCCACCGACCCTACATCGAAAGAGCTGGAGGTGTTCTCCGAAACGTTTGAAACACCCGAACAACGTGCGCGTACTGTAAAAGAATTAACAGAACTGCAAACTGCGGACCCTACTACTGGAATCGCGAGTATTGCGACGTTTTCTAACTATAAAGACTTCCAAGAGCGCGGCGCCCCAACGGCGTTCGTAGCCAAGACCGTCTTAAAAATAGATCAGTCCGTGAAAGAGCGGGCGGAAAAGGCAGGTGCCGACGCGAAGCAGGAAGCTCTTGCGGCGGGCATAATCGAGGCTGACGCGGATGTCCTCGCAGAGAACGCGCAAAGTGCATACACCACGGAGGCCACTGCTGACGCCACTAAGTTAAAAGAAGACTTGGTGAACATAGCGTTAGAGATGATGCCAGAGCGGTCGTTCCTGCAGAGCTACAAGGCGCGTAAAGGTACATCTGGTTTTGAGGGGGGCCGCACGCCGCTAAATAAGAAGCTAGAACGCCACGATGCTATTAACTTAATGATGCGTAAGAGCACTATGATGTCCCGTCAGTTGGCAGACTTAGAGTTTGGTGCCAAGGCGTCTGACTTAATACGTAGGCTTAACGAGGTGGCGCATAAAAAGTCTCCTAATTACTCCGACAAAGACAACGCCAATATGCGGATATCCCTAAACGTGCTAAAAAAGGGACTCGGTAATATAAACGTTAAGCGTAGCAAGTTGGTGCAATCTCTTAACACGTTTACATACATGATGACTTTAGGCTTTAACGTGTCGTCTGCGGTTATGAACGTTATGGGCATACCCACGATAATCGCGCCCTATCTCGCAGGTAAGTACGGTGCCAATAGCACTGCACGCGCCCTATCTCGCGCCACCAAAGTAATCGCTAATTCAGGACGCACTCGTATGGTGTCCCGTGTCGATGAATTTGGTAACATAGAGCAATACGAACGAGGTGTAAGTAAGGCGGATGCGTCCTTGGAGAACTACAACTTCGACGCGTACGACTATACTGCAGGGTACAACTCAGGTTCTAACAAGACGGCTAGATACGGTCCGTTAACAGCCGTTATGAGGGACCGAGGGCTTTTCGCTGACTCACTGCACTACGATAACTTAGACGTGCAGGGCATGAAGACCGGAGGACTTGCGCAGTCGTTCGTAATGAAGGGCGCGTACCTGATGCACCAAACAGAGAAACTGGTTCGAGAGAGTACGGCCATCGCAACGTATGACCTAGAGCTGAATAAGATTTCGAAGGGTAACGACGCGCACGTATTCACTAAGGAACAGCTAGAAGCGGCCGCACTAAATGCTGCATACGAAACAGAAGTTACAAACGGTACCATTGCGGCGGCTGCGGCACCTAACTTTGCACAAAACGGCATAATGCCTATGATGTATATGTTTAAGCGATATCCACTTGCTATATACAACTTACTTGGCAC